GATGGGTTGCAGGCGAGAGGTACGTACTCGTCGCGTCCGGGAGATTGTGGATGTCCGGTTCTTAACACGAACTCTATGTGTGTTGGCATTCATTTCTCGGCCGGGAAGCCGAAGGAGAATAACTTGTTTATTCCGGTGACTCCTTCCCTTCTCGCTGCCATGCCAAAAAACTGACAAGTCCCATCGAGGCTCAGTTCTTTGAGCACTCGGTGGTGGCCCGGCCTATACCTTACGTTCCACTTGAGGTAATAGGGTCAGTCCCTTATCGGCCCATTGGCTCCTCTCATTACATTGCAGTCCCTGACCAAACGACTGCAAACACCCCTTATGTTCCGTCTGATATGTCTGTTGAGGCACTCAGGAAGGGGTTAACTAAAGTAACGCTTAAAGTGTGTGATTTTCCAATTGTTTATGAACAACTTTTAGAAGCGTACTTTGACCTGCGCCTTGTGCCGCTTTGGTCTGGTTGTAAAGTCCTGCCTTATGACGAAGCTGTTTCATTGCTTACGTTTGATAAGAGTCCAGGGTTTCCAGACTATTACACGTGCGAAGATAAAGCATGTGCATTGCGGTGTTCAGGTATGGAAATTAAACAGGATGTGCTAGAGATGCTGTATGGGGCTGAATATTGGCTGCCATTTACAGTGACACTCAAAGATGAATTGCGAACGGCTGATCGAGTCGCTGCGCATAAAACTAGGGTGTTTACAGCATCTAGCATTCGACATCTGCTTTTGGGAAAGATGTTGTTTACTGATCAAGAGGATCGTCTAAGGAAGACGCGTGGTCAGCATCCTGGAACAATTGGTATCTCTGTGCCAGGCCCCGAATACGTTGCGGCTGTACGAGGTCTTTCTCGCCGGAAGGACAATGCACGTTGCTGGGGTTTTGATATTGGCGGTTGTGATCAAACTTTTTTGCTCGCGATAGCTCGTAAGATTCGTGATGCTCGAAAGAAGAGTTTGCCTGAACAAGTTCAAAGAGCCGTTGATTTTTATTACAACTGCACGTACTGCGGTGAAGTGATTTGCTGTGGATGTGTTCACCGGTGCTTGCATCAGAAGAGTGGTCAAGAACTCACTGGTGATGACACCACGTTGTATGGCTGGGGATTGGTTGCCCTTTACGTGATGGATACTATTGGTTGTCCTGTTAATGAGGCTGATAAGTATTTCCAACTTCTCCAAAATGGTGATGACGGTGCGGTGTCATTCTGGGACGAAAGGCTTTCGGGCCCTGGGTTCCGGGATTGGTGTGCTAAGTTAGGTGTCATTATTGAGTTGGAGCGTGAAGAGGCGTCTTTGGAGGGGCAGATCACTTTTCTTAGCAATACGTTGCGAGAACGATATGTGCCTGGTTATGGGGATATTGTTGTGACTGCCGGCAATTTGACCAAATTGCTTAGCTCTATAGAATGGCTGCGCAAAAATGCTGATTTCACTTTAGAGGAAAATACTCTACTTCACTGGTGTGGTCTTCGCATCGGGTTGTGGCCTTGGAAACAGCATTTCGACGACTTGGAGGAACGAATTGATGAATATCTGAAGAAGATTGACATCACTCCGAGGATCGTCGAGCTGCTCCGCTGTCGAGTCTCTTCCGACAGGATTTTACAGCTCCACCTTCGTTATGAGGGGGGTTTGTTTTTTACCCCCGAAGAACTAAATGGCGTGAGATCACAATTCATGAGCGCCATAAAGTTGACTGCTGAGATGCAGTTGACGAAGGCTGAAAAAGCAAGACGAGCAGCGCAGTCCGCACGCGACAAGAAACAATCGAGTGGTGGGAAACAGAAAGACGTTCACGTGAAAGCACTTCGGAACCGCGCTCTCCCGAATGCGAAGGTGCCTCCCCGCTCTGCAGGAGGCTCCACTGGTGCGTCACGGGATCGCTCTGTTTCTGCGCCTGCTGCCCGAGGAATGTCGACCGGCAGTACCTCCCGGGTTTACCCGTCCACCAAGTTCAAGGACGGGATCTGCATTGAGGGTGAGGATCATCTCTGCTTCATTGCACAACCGAATCCGGTGGCCATTTCAGGGCAGTGTCTGCAAAACTTGTACATGTCTCCCTCCGCGTTTGGTGGCACTCGTTTGGAGAAATTCGCGGAGTTGTACGAGAAGTTCATGTTTGAGGAGATGGACTTTGCGCTGGTCCCCTCTGCGAGTTCGGCTACGGACGGGGACATCGGGCTCTCGTACGATGCGGATGTCATGGACGAAACTCCGCCAGCGAGTGAAGAAGGGATTCGTCAATACACGGCGGCGCAATACAATTGTGACGCGAACGTGTGGATCCCACAGCTCCTCAAGGTACGACGCAGTGCGCCTGACTCTGGGTATTTCACGAACCCTGTGGTTGCTGGCTCGACAGATGATCGGCTGTCGTACCAAGGACAGATCTACGTCTACTGCGTCACACCCATAGGCAAGAGTGCCGGTGTGACCCTTGCTCGCCTTCGTGTTCGGTACAAGTGCCACTTGTTCACTCCACAGTTGGAGAATGCTCAAACAAGTGGGCTGCTCAACAATGTGCCAGCGGTGAGCACAATTCCAACGGGGACCGTCAATCTGCAGACGTTTTTCACGACTGCAGCGGATTTGATCAAGGGCAATCCGATGTTTTTGCCCAAGGTCATCAACACCGTTGGAAACTGGGTGCAAGAGATCCCAGAGGGTGTGTACAAAATTCTCGGTTCTGTTAATGCTGTCGCAGGCTCTGCTACTTCTGCAGGGAGCGGTTCGGTGACGATAGACCCTCCGTCGATCACCGTGAAGGAGACTCCGCTCTCAGCGGCAGCACCCCAACCCTGGATCCAGGCCGTGCATTTGGATGACGGCAAACAGGTGACTGGGGACATTTGGAGTTCAGCTTCGGCCGAGTACACAATCGGCATTCCAAAAGGTGGCGCGTACATGAACTTACCATTCACAACGGATGAGCTCATCACCATTGTGGGTGGCAACCCTTCTTACACCATGGACATCGATCGGATTTCCAACTACGTCGGCTCATTTGACGAGCTCTTCGTCACTTGGGTCGGTGCAGAGGAGTGTAAGGCGCCGCTGAAGCATGTGGAGAAGGCGATTAGCCGCGCGAAGTGTTCTAAAACTCCGCGCCCGCTCATTCGCGCTCCAAAGGGCGAGAAGGAGGAGCGCCGTCGTTCGGCTCCTCCCTCGGCTATTTCGAACCTTGCGCTGCAGTTTCCTGCGCAGCCAACCGTGGTGTCTCAACCCACGGGATATTGACAACTTTGGTTGTGTAATTCCAATAAGACGGTGACGGCCTGAGAAGCCAGTTGCTGGATATGGTTGCTTCTAAACCTTCGGGTGAAAACAAATGGTCTATTGTCAATTTCGGTTTCTAGAACGAAACAGGGTGCGATTCCCTCGGTCCGTACACATGTTCGCACATGGCTGTACAATGTTTACCGCAGTTCCGCCGGCACCAAAGGTCATTCCTTGGTGTAAGACGACGGGTTAGGCTGGTTATGCGACGTTCTTCTGTTTTTAAATCTACATTCGATTTGATTTGATCGTATTGTAGGAGTCTGTTTTGTCGTT